TAAACCTGAAAATGCATCATTATCTTCCTTAGATATAAAAGAACCATTAAGATAAAGTGTATAATATCTATCATCATCAAAAACTACTGCAATATGATACCATTCACCAACAGACATTGTAGGTACAGTCCAAGTAAATTCAACACCACTTGTATCATCTCTCATTTGAATCTGAGTAGCACTATTGATATGAATATTACTATTGGTGTTATTAGAACCTATAAGAACACCATAATCAGAAGCACTTGATACTGGTATTTCATTTTGAGGGTTAAACCATAAAGAAATACTTTTTCCATCATTTATATCTTCAATATCAGTTGTAATTTCAGCATAAGTAGCAGTATCTCCAAATACCTTCTTTCTACTTTGTCCTACAAAAGCAGGTTGAAAGATAGTCTCTTGCCCTTCTACATGACCTGTAGTAGATAGACCTACTTCTTTTATAGAAAAATTATCTACATATAATATGTTTCCAGATGCTCCTGAACTTATATTTGCATAAATTCTAATATTAGTACTATTATCAGAAGCCACAAATGTAGTATCATAAGCAGTCCAAGATGTATTAGTATAAACAACATCTGCTATTAATGTATTACCAATAGTAACACCACCATTACTTGACATACTTGTATTTTGCACATATCTATAATCAAATGTACACCTGTAAGACTTACCTGCAACAGTAGTAGTGGACAAATTACTTTGTGCTAACTCTGCTCTGTCATTTAAATCACCACTTGTAGTTAGTATTTTTAATACACTTGTATGGTCTCCACCATCATTTTCTGAAGATAAAGTAGCTCCAGAACCAGTCCAATTACCAACAGTATCAAAATCTAAATCATCACCTTGAACCATTTCATCACCATAAAAGACAGATGTAGCATGATTGCCTCTTTGGACTTTTTTAACTGAAACATTATCTAAACTTCCAACAAAACTTTCTGAGTAAAAAAATACTTTTGCATTAGTAGCTTTTATATAATAAGTATGTACCCCATTTCCACTAAAAATTGCAAATTTATCAGCTCCTGCTCCTGTATAAAACCTAACACTACCACTTGTGTAGTTTTTTATTTCAGCAACTATTTTAATAGTATCTCCAGAAGATATTGCTAAACTTTGCTCTAATTCAGCACCACTTGTAGAGGTAGTAGCTACACCATCTGCAATAGTAAAGTTAGTTGCAGTCCAATTACTACCAGTATCAAATCCACCATTAGTAACTAACTCACTACCCAATACTTTAGGACTACCATCAAATATGGTTGTCTGAGGACTTTCAGGGTTACCTTCAGTCATTGGATACCAAAGTTTTAGATTAGACTCTGTTAAAGATGTACCACTTAAAGTATGTGCTAACATCTCTGGATTATTATAGTCATTTATTACATCTGTAGCAGACCAAGCTGCATCCCATACTTGCAAATCAGACATATATCCATCAAAAAATCTAACAGTACCACCAAAAGCACCTATTACTGAGAAAGTACCACTTGTGTAACTACCTCCTCCTACAACAGGAAAATCACCAGTTGTATCTTCTGCTCCATTAACATATGCTTTATAATCTCCAGCACTACTATTTTTCTTAAATATAAAAACTACCCTATACCAAGTATCTATATTCAATGCAATTCCACCTTGTAGCCATGCTCCATTATACCATTGAAGGTCGTATTGACCAGTTGCAGCTGAATTAATACTAATATATGCTCCTGCATTATTACCATATATAATATTTTGTCTACCACTAATAGCATTAACATTTATCCATACTGCAACTGTAAATTCTTCTGATACAGCTGATTCTGTATGTGTTAGATGGTCTATAACTCCATCAAAGGCTAATGCTCTACCTGACTTAATTGTACCATTGTTAGTATTAGTAGATTTATCATCAGCACTATTAGAGTTGAATGGATAATAAGCTACAAGACTATCTCTAACATAAGAGGAAAGGGTTCCACTTGCCTTTCTAAGAGTGTTTCCTAATCCTAACATAGATTAACCGTGATAACAGATTACAGAACCTGCACTAACATCTATGTCAGTCCAACTACCATATATAGTTACACCTGCAGGAAAAGAAAGAGAAGCATCAATAGCATCTCCTGATACACCTGCAGCAGATACACCTGCTACAATAGTATTTCTTGCAGTTAAAACATTAAAAGTAGCATCTTCTATAATTGTTATAGCTACTACATTTACACTTGCAAGTGCTGTTGTTCCGGTTTTTACATAAGAGGAACCAGCTTGCCCAAGTCCTAAGTTACCTGATTCTTTCACAGTATACTTTTGAGCACTTGGTGCTGGGTTAGGGGTTGAAACTATTGCTGCCATATTATCTCCCTTCTAAGAGTTGTTTAAGCCTTGACAAGGCATGAAAAGTAATTTTTACTAACTAAGGCATTTATGGAGCTCCACCATCTGCCGATGAGGACATTGATGTTATATAGTTCTGACCAGCTAATTGTATTATTTCAAAATCAGAACCTCCAGCAGCTGATGTCCTTATTCTATATGTTCTTGCAGTTGTACCTATATCTGCTATAGGGTTTAAAAGAGTACCACTTATATTAACCCAAGCAAGTATTGCACCCGAACCATTAGTAGACGCCATTCCAAGACAATAATCGGCTGCTGCAAAGCCACCTGTTTTTCTTATAAACAACAAGGCAAATTGAGAATTTAAACCTAATACAAATTGCAATTCCTGTCCTACAGCTACAGATTGCTCTGAAAAACCCATATTACTATATACTGCATCTTGAGTATTTCCAAATCTTAAATGGTCTGTCCTACCACTACTACCTCTTGTAACTTGTACAGGAGCAGAATTACCAAGTAAATCTATACCATATCCTGAGCCATTACCCTGTATTAAAACTTTACCATTAGCATCAGTAGCTTCTGCTAATACCTTTACTCCGCCATCATCTGATTTAACCTGAATACTATCAGACGCTGTAGAAACATTACTTTCTATATTTATCTTAGAATCGGCTGAATTTGCATAAAGCAATACTGCATTAGTAGAATTAGCTGTAGAAGTTAAATTTGCAAGACCTGCACCACTTACTACAAAATTCTTACTTGATGCAGTTGTAACAGTAGTTGTGGCTCCAAGAGTAGTTGCTGCACCATTTGCTAAAAAATTAGCCGAAGAATAAGTAGTATTATTATCCCCCACCACAGTGCCTGTAAAAGTAATAGTATCACCTGTTATAGCTATCTTGCCATCACCATCACCACTATTAGAAGCTGCTATTGTCATAATCTTATCTGCGGCATTATTAGCAGTCATTGTTAAATTTGTTGTATCAGTAGAATCTATAGATAAAGCTACTGTATCCATTGTAATATTAGTAGAAGTATCTATATCAAGAGTAGAAGCATCTATATCTATAGGAACATCTGATGCTGTACCTACACTAATAGCTAAACCATCTATAGTAATACCACCAGTACCTGAATCAATATCTACACCTCCATGACCATCTAATACAAGATTACCTGCTTCAGAATCTACTGTAAGATTACCTGCAGTAGTTTTCCAAGTAGAAGCAGCACCTGCTGTTAGATTAACTGCACTCGCATGAGTGACAAGAGGAGTAGTAACTGATGTTGTAGAAACTAAAGCAGGAATAGCTCCTGAAGCAGTTGCTGTTAAAATACCTGCTTGAAAAGTGCCTGTTCCTGTAAGATTCCTTATAGCAGTAGCATCTTTATTAGCATCAAGAGTGAGATTGGTAGAAGCCTTAGCAGTACCAAGAGCATTATTTATTTGGTCTCTTGCTATAGCTTGGTTAAGTTTAGCAGCTCCACCTGAAGCAAAATCAATACCATCAAGAGCATTTAATTCGGTAGATGTAGAGGTTAAATCTACGGCTTCATTTATATGAGGTGCCGTTAAGGTTATTTCTGCATCAGTAGTTCCACCTCCAGAGGTATCTTTAAGTTTTCCATCACCTGTATTAAAGACTAATTTCGTCCATACTCCAGCTATATTATCTGATGTTAATGTTGGCATATATTATCCTTCTGAAGGGTCTTCTTCTTCATCCCAGCCGGAGCTAAAATTATAAATAAGTACATAGTCAAAGTGAATCTCTAAAGGAAATTCTGATGTACCGTCTTTTTCATCAAATCTTTCATCAGCCCAATTAGGTATTGCTCTTTCTTCAACCCAAGCCATTAATATTCATGAGGTATGATAACCCCGCCTCTTCTTTTTTGAGACCTTGCATGCTTCTTACCCATTCTTAAACACTTATCAAACTCAGCATCAAAGTACTGTGCTAAGTTTATATTCAAATTTCTTGGGTCTTTATAACCCATAGCTATTACTTTAAAAGCTAATGATTCATGGAACTGCTCCGGTATTTGAGGAGTATCAGTTACTGCATCTTCACTAAATTTGTTAGCTTTTGCTACTGCAAATATACGAATTTCCTTAGCTTCAGTAACACTAACATAATTCTGTGTAACATTATTTTTTGTAACAGAAGAACCATCTTGTACAAGACCCAACCTATTGCCATCTATATAATAAAATCTTTGTGCCATTATACAAACTCATCATCTTCGATAGGCAATCTATACCCATCTTTAAACATTAATCTTGGTATTTCAACATCATCAAATTGTACTGACAATACCTTTATAACTTCATCATTTAAAGTATAATATCTTTTATCAGCTACACTTAAAGTAGTATAAGGCTTTTCAAGTATTTCAGTTTCAATACAAAAATTAGCTTGAGCTCTATCAAGAAGCTTTCTTATCTCTGTATTCCTCATATGAGGGTGATGTTGCTGTACTAATTCTATAAGTTCTTTTTGGGTCATTGTTGTTCTGGTATAAACCCTTCTTCATATTTCTGCTTAACATAAGCCATTTGAGCTGCTAACCATTGATACTCTGTATTATCTTTACTTAAAATACCTTGTGCTGTATTTAAATAACCCTGTGCAGCTTGGGGATATTGGCTGGCTACCTGTACTTGGTCTTTTATCCGACCTAAGAGTATTTGTGCAAGATTAAGTTGAGCTTGAGCACCACTCATTGCTGTTTGTGCTAATTCAACATCTTCATCTTCCTGCATAGCTTCAAAATCGAAAGCCTTTTCAAGAGGATTATAGTCTGAATGAGTTATCAATTCTGATTTCCAATCTGTAAGATAAGCAAAAGCTATATTTATATACTTATCTACAAGTTTAAAATCATCATCAATGCCATCATCTTCCTTTAACTGCTCATCAATAGCTGCTTTAAAGGTATCTATAGCATCTTTAGCCTTAGTAAGACAATCAAGAACATCTGTATTACCCATCTTAGCAACCATTTTAGCATGAAGAACATTAGCTGATGCAAATAAAACTACATAAGTATAATATTGTTCGGGGAAAAAGTCTATAGATGGAGAACTTGAATCATTAGGAGTACTGTATTTAACTATTTCAGCATAACCTGCAGTACCACTCTCAGGTAATCTGTACAACCTATTTTCCGATATATAGTAAATGGGGGATTCCAATGTGGCATAATAAATACTACTTGAATCAGCAGCTTGATGCCTATGCTCTAACGGCAACTCTGTAGCCGTTTTAGTACCCTGATATACATGGAAAACATAAGGGGTCGTCAAAACTAAGCCAGCATTAGTGACTTCTTCTGTAGATGTAAATAAACTTAACTTGTGTGGAGATACAACGGATATTTTCCTTATAACATCCTTCACTCCATCTTTAAGCCATTGTGCTATTTCATTAGTGTAAGTTCCTGTTGGACCTGCATAATAACCTATTTGAGCTGTAAAGCTTACATTTTCTACTACTGGATTGGATACCGGTGTTCCCATTAGTTAATACATAGCAGAGGGGCAGAAAGTGAGTGAACTGCCCCTATACTAATAATTACCTTCCTAAGAAGGGTCAGCACCTATGCCACCAACAGTTCCTAAAGTAGAACCACCAACTTTAGTTTGAGCCTGTACTATTTTAAAAGTACAAGTTGCAGCAGCTAATGTACTCGCTCCGTCAAGATTTATAGCATAATAAGGATATACTCCTGCATTTACTATACCTCTTACTCCAGCTAATGTACTCTGAACAGCAGCCCCTGTATAAGAAGGGTCTACTATTACAGCATTTGCAACACCTTTTACATCATCAATAACAGCACTTCTTGTCTCGCCACCATCTGTAGCAGCAACTGTACCTGCATCACCAGTTAATGCAAAATCATCAGACCATCCACCCCATACATCTACTGGTAAAGCACTACCATCTAAAGTAGCACCAGCAGTATTTACATGAAGAGTCCATGCTTTACTACCATCTAAAGAGACTGGAGTCTTTAATGTATAAGCATCATTCTCTGAAACTGTAGCAGTTACATCGCAACTAAAAACTGTCATTCCATTTACGCTTGTTTCTGTCCAAGCACCTTGTGTTAAAGCCATATTATTCTCCTAACTCCATTTAAGGATTGCATGAGTTTCAGGTAAACTAATCTCTAAACCAGCTTCAGTAATGATTTGGTCTCTTCTACCATCTTCATCATTAGCTTGAATGTTAGTTTCTATGAAAGTATCACGATTAACACCATTACCTGTTAAAGGTCTATAAGCAACATTCTTCATGTCTACAGCTACACAGTAGTTTTCCCATATTCCACGAAGTAATGGGTCAGCAACAAAATGTAAATTACCATAAATAGTATTTACTTTAGTTACAGTATGACCAAAAGCACCCTTAATGCTCTGAACATCTAAGTTATACTGAGAAGCACCTATAGTATTGTTTAAGAAAGAGCCGTTACCTAACTTATTAAGATAAGTAATAACCTTTCTTGAAGCTAATACAAGTTTATTCCCACTATTACCTGACTCAGGAGCAAAGAAATCTTCCATTGCATCTAAAAAAGCATCATAACCAGAAGCAGAATAAGTAAAGTTATAAACCTTACCATTAGATTCTGTATAAGGAAGAATACCATGAGTATATCTTACAGGACCAGTAGTAACTTCATTAGATTTACCTACACCAAATAAGAATGCATGCTCTAAATCCATTTTATGTTCCATTAACTTTTCTTGCCATACTCTTTGATACTCATTAGCAATACCACGGTAAACAGTAGCTCTTTTTGTATTAGAGAATAATTTCATACCTGTCTTAAAAATCTGACAGTAGCCTTCTCTATCAAATAAAGCATCTTCCCAACCATCTGGAGCTGTTGAACCCTCAGCCCATGCACTACCAATTACTTGACCTTTATTTCCTATAGCAATATCAACATCAGTATCAGAAGTACTGTTTACAATAGTCATACCTGCAGCAGTAATAGTTGTTGTTGTGTTAGTATTAGTAGTATGGTCTATAGTTGCATCTGTAGCAATCTTGATTTGATGAACAGTTGTTCCATCATCATCAGCTACTGCAATTACTTGACCCGGAAGAATAAAATGACAAGGCTGGTCTGTAGCACTTACATTTCCATATTTATCATATTTACAAGTTAAAACCATGTTATCATCAAGAACATTACTTGAATCTGACCAGTTTTTATTTGCATGTGCAACTTTAACAGTAAAGTTCCTTCGTTGCCATTGATGACGCTGTTCAAGAAACTTGAATACAGGGTCGTTTGTTGCTCTCTTAGCTACCTTAGCTAAGTAAGTGAAAAAAGGTGATTGTTGAGGAGCTAATTCTGCTACTCTTTCACCAAAATTAAATATTCTGCGACTATCATTAATTGATAAGCCACCTTGCATAGTACCACCGGTTTGTGGTACATATTTACTTGTTATTGCCATTACTGACTCCTATTTATTAACCAAAAGGGTTTTGTCTATTGTAATCTGCAATCATGCCATCCATAAGAGAATCAGCTGGGTCAGTTTGTCCAGAATTTACTGCAGGAACCACGCCCATTGGGGATGGAACTTGCTGTGCGTTCTGTACTTGTTGGAAAGAGTCACTCTTAGGTGGCACATTTCCACTAACTTGCTGATTATTTCTCATTAACCATAACTGCCAAAGATTATCCATACTTATAGATTCTCTGGATGACATATCTTTAACAAATTGTTGTGCTTGTTCAGGAGTAGCTTGAAAAGTTTTTTGAGCATAATCTATAGCAGAGTTTCTATTTTGGTCTGCTTCAGATTGTTGCCTTTGAATTTCAGCAACTCTTTGCTGTTCTTCATAAAACTTCTGTTTATCCTCTTGAACTTTAGCATAAGTCCATTGTTGATGTAATTGATTATATTCATCCATTGTATCTCTATGCTCGTCTTGAGCATCAAGATACCTCGCAGAATCACTATTAGGGTCACTAAGGGCTTCCTCACGACTAAAGTTGTGAGGTTTCTCAGGTTTTTCTGGTGGAGGTGGAAAACCTTGTTCTTCCTCTTGAACAGGTTGTTCAGCCTGTTGAGGCTGTTGCTGTTGTTGCATCATAATGTTCATCTGATTTTGTAAAAGGTCATTCTGTCTTTTTGTTTCAGACAGTTCATTAGTCCTTTTATCAGCCTCAGATTGCCAATATTGATACCTTTGCTGCTCATTAGGGTCAGCTTGAGGTTCAGGTTGAGCTTGTACTTGTGTAGTTTCTGGTACTCCTAATTCAGGGGAGGCAGTATCTACCGTTCCAGTCTCTTGAGGTTCTCCAAATGGTTCTACATTATTAGAGTCAGGAGCTTCTTGAGGTACGCCAAAGGCGGCTTCAAAAGCATTTTCCTGAGTGTCTTGTTGTGTATTTTCCATTAAATTATCCATTTTCTATCCTTATTATATTATAAATAAAACATTACTTAGAAGAACTCTTTTTTTCAGAAGATGAAATTTCCATAAGTTCTTTCCTTGTTTGGTTAAGAACATCATCGAGTCTCTTCTCAAAAATAGTCCCAGCTGCAGTCGATTTATTCTGGACTTTATCCAACTGTCCTTTAAACTTCTCAACTTCAACTTTCTTCCTAAGATTAACAGATTCTCTATCTCTTGTCTGTAAATCTCCTTGAAGTTTCTTTATTTGCTCTTGTGCTGAATTTAACTGAGATTGAAGCTGTGCTGTCATATCTGTTCTCTCAAGTATACCTTGCATATCAAATACTTCACTTTTCTTCAATACTTCCACTTTATCAATGATTTGATTCTTATAAGCTTCCATATAAAGTTCAAGTTGAGCATATCTATTTGTAGGCATAGTAGAGCCTGATACAGCTATAATGTCGTATTTACCACGACCAATGTCATTAAAGACCTCAATCTCTTTAGTCTTATCATCTACAAGTTTTTTATTTATAACAAATTCATTGATAGAATTGTTTGGTTGTACAATTCTGAATACTTTTTCTTTCTTATAAAGCTGTTGCATCATAGGAATAACTATATCAGCCATCCTTGTAAGTCCAACTTCTATGTCCATCTGTTTTGACCGTATCTTCCTTTGACCAAACTCATCAAGACTGATTGTAGCTTTATATGTTTGAGGGGCTGCCGCTGCATTACCCTGCATCATTTCGTATATACCAAGTTGGTGGTCTATATCATTTTTAGCATTGTTCTCATTAGCATACAGCTCATTAGGCAGTTGAGTAGGAGGAACAGGCATTGGCTGTCCTTCAGCAAAATCAACTTCTATTGCTACTCCGGGCTGTGCCCATTTCTCTTCAAACTCCCTCATATCTACAGAACCAGCAGGTATCAGTACCTTTGTATTCGTAGACGTTGTTGCGTGAGCAATAATTAGGGACCTTGTTTTATTAATAAATCTTTGTAATCCTTTAACCATTCGTACATCAGATACAGGATAAGGTGTTCTTGTATGTAAATTCATAAAAAGTACTACTGGGTACTTCTCAACAGGTAGTATTCTCTCGTATAGCAGTTTATCGCCCATTACAACTATCTGTTTAATTCTTGGTAAAGTTACTTTTACTATCTCTATTTGACCAACCATAACAAGTGTTTGGTAGTTGGCATCTTCTACAGGTGCCCCTTGGTCAGCAAGTCCTTTAGCTGCTTTAAAATCCACTATAGGTGAACCATCAACAAGCCATGCAGGTTTCTTTAAATATTCTTCAAACTCTTCTTCATCATAAATATACTCCCCACCACTCCACTTTTCTCTAATGTGGTATCTTTCAGCCTTTATCTGGGTATATCTCTCATACCCTCTTACATACTCTTCATTATACTCGTTAGTCTGTATATCTTCAGGGAAAGAGAGTTCACCGTCATCTGCGTTATCTGTTAAAGGTCTATCGGTAAAAAGGTCTGAATTTGCATTAGATATAGCTTTATCATAGTTCGGGTACATCTTTTTGGCTTGGTCTCTTGTAAAAAGCCTTGAAACAATAATGTTCTCAGCATCATCACCGAACCTATCCCTTGAGTTGGGGTCTATGTAAATATCAAGTGGGTCTACATCATGTACACATACTTCGCCCTGTCCATTATCTTTCTCAGGGTCTTGGTAAACAAGCAATGCACCCATACCTGCAACATAGTAATCATCGACTACCTGTCGCATAACAGACTCTCCTGAGCTTATTTGCCACATATACTCAATCATTCCATTGAATACCTGTGCTACCTTATTGTCACTATCTTCTCTTGCGGATACTCTAAACTGAGGTCTATTGGATGTCAGCATAGCTTTGGCAGTTTCTACTGCTGGATGTATACGATTAACGACTATAGGAGAATGTCCCCTTCTTTCAAGCTCTTTTTTCTGCTCATCAGTCCATTGTCTGCCAAGTCTAAACTCTTTATCTTCTTGTGCATGATTAGCCCAAGTCTCCCTTTTTCGGGAATAAAGCCTGAAAAGCTCGATTGTCTCGTCTACAACCTTCTTTTTGTTTTTATTTGTCTTATTATTGTATGCCATCTGACCCCATAAGTTAC